TGACTGCAACCTGAGTACCACCACCTGCTGGTTGGTCAGCAGCCATCTTATCAGGATCCATGAAGGTAGAAAATGAATTACACCCTTCATCTGCTGTATCCTTTTCAGCGGTCTTTGTTTTTGTAGCATTAGCAGTTCTACCAACACTACCCAATATAACAGGTTGTTGCTTATCATTATCCATGAAGAAGCCAACAACCCAATGACCTGAGCGAAGTTTAGGAGTTACTGAAAACCTACCACCTGGACTGTGAGGATTTGTCACAGGCATCATTGTAGTTGCCCAAGGCAAATCATCATCCTTAACAACCTGACATGACTGTGGATGTAGTCCAACAATCCTCACCTTACATCTACCAGATCCTTTAGGATCCTTTCTACTATCTTTTTCAATCTGCCCTATCCACCAGTTAAAGCCATCGGCTCCAATCTGGTTCACTGGATATAAAGATTGTAAAGAAGAATCAGTCATCGTATATTAAACATTCGGGTTCGTCTGGGTGTTGATCACAAAAGAGTTCAATGCAGTTAGGATCGTGATGATCTCCTGCTTCAATCTCATCGTGGTGGTGCTCTTCATATTCAATTAAATCATGAAGCTCTTCCTCAACATGTCGCCTAGTTTGAGGACTTGTTTGAGGATCATCTAAGATCTCTTTATCTTTAGCAATGTGCTGTTCTATACTTTCCATAAGTACCTTATTTTACATTTGATTCTTGATCTTTGATTCCATAGGAATCTCTAATCAATTGTAGCACAGTATATACACTTTTACCAGGTATGTTGAACTGATGATTGAGGTTTTTAATCAAATATGTGCCACTATGTTCGGGATCCCACACAGCTCTCAGCTCATCATCTGGTTTTTGGTTAGGTATTCTAACCTCAACCTTATCACCTGCACATAATTCTAAGTGTCCTGTTAGAGAAATACTCAACTCCTGATTAAACAATATGCCTAATCGTGAGATACCTTGTGCAAGAAATTGTTTCTGCCAGTCTGGATATGAATTATCTCCATCACCTCCATGCTTATCTTCATTAGAAGCAACCTCTGACCCCATATAATGATTTTCATGATTGACAATGGTAGACATAACCCTTGATGGATATTTACTTAAATACTCTTGACCGCCTCCTAATTTAGTTTGACTGCCCATATGAGCCATATCCTTCCACATATCTGATAATCTATAAACCTGCTCCTCATACTCATGAGTATTTATGTTGAAAAAACAACATAAAGATGAATAAGCACCCTCTCTCATCTTCTTCATTATATTGAGTTCATTACCAAATACTATCTCTTGTATTCTCTTTCTAGATTCTTCTCCACTCTTTGCTCCTTGCATAAAGAAAGGATCTTCCAAATTAACTGGTGGTTTACCATTAAACTCATTATCAGATGAAACTAAACTATCAATTGATCTAAAGACATGACCCTTTCTAGTCTGAAAGAACAAATATCCAGCAGTGCCAGTTGCCTTCGCTGCTATCTCAGGATTAACATCAGTCTTTGTTACTGTTCTTGATGTTTCTGCCCCACCTTTATCAGGAGAATTTTTAGCAGCACCAATCTTACCAGTTCTCTCAGAAACTGTCTTTTGCTGCAACGATCTAATTAATGAGAAAGGAGTCTTCTTTGTTGGTAAAATCTTTATACTTGTTGCTGACTTCTCTGCATCAATTTTTCCTACAGGAACTTTCAAATACTCACTCAACAACTTTTTAACTTGAGCAGATGTGTTTCCTTCAATTATGGTATTAATGCGAACACCCTCATTCCTCAATCCTTCCTCAGAAATAAGGCCTAGAGTATATGTATTCCTTCTTTCTCTTGTAATTCTATTCTGTACTGTCCATACACGAAATGCATATGAGTATGTCTCACCAACAACATCCTCAAACTCCACAACAACCTTTTCAAAACCTTGAATAGGCATAGATGAAATAAGATTCTCCTGGTTATCAACTATAGTCATGGTAGCACCATATGATGGCCAGAAAATATCCTCATGATATTGAAAGGTCACCGCCATACCAAGAAGGTTTGCATAAGGTTTGTTTTCATCTTTTATGCTGTATAATGCAATCTGCCTACATTCACATTCAGATGCATATATCTTTTCATTTGGATCTTCAGCCATAATCTACACTAATGAAGGATATATTACATCAAGTCCAGGATCACCTACATTTATTATATGATTCATTTCTTGAGGTGGTGGAGTGCTTTTAGCATTTTTGCTATTTATCACTATAGGTTCAACCTTTGATATCCTAGTAAGCATCCTCGCAAACTCTCTTTCCTTAGAATTAAGGTTAATAATAGCAGTCCTGTTTGATTGTGGTGCATTTATTGCTGCTTGTTGAGCACGTTGTGCTTTAATCTTAGCAGGAGTCATCCTACCACCACGTTCAAATGACATCTTATGAGCTATATCACCACCAGGAGTAGCCTCATTGCCCTGTATACCATCTGTTGCAAAGTTATCTAATGGTGTTATCTGAACTCCCTCTTTTACTGGTGTGACTAACTCTTTTCCATGTGCATTAATTTTAGTACCACCCACATTCACATTATATCCTGTTTTTGGACCATTAATGATAGTAGAACCTTTCTCTGCAGACGAAGGTACGTTTGGACCTGATCCAGTACGCCTACCAGCAATCTGAGTAGTGGGTTTCTTTGATTTCCTTTTTGCCTTTGGTGCTTCTGGAACCCATGGAATACCAGGAGCAGGACCCTGAGGGCCATCTAGAGGACCATGCCTACTTGGCCAAGGATCTCCAGGTTCCCATGCAATCTGAGTATCACTATTTTTAATACCAGTACCTTTCTCTGCACTCATTGATACATTACTAGATATATTACTAGATATATTACTAGTAGGACGAACACTACTTAGATTAACATTAGATTTAATAATAGCACCTTTCTCTGCATTCCTATTATTACTGAAAACATTCTTGATCCAATCTACTGATCTACTAAACCAATTCTTCTCATTCTTACTTTTTGGCGAATGGGAAGCAGTATCTCTCTGTCTCTGCTGCTCACCCTCTTTATCTCCAACATCTTGTGCTAGATTAGTTATAATAGAATCCTTAATACCAAACATTGAAGCTATAGGTGATGCAATTTGCTTAATTGCTCCTGCAACTGAACCAATTATAGGTATGCGTGAGAGGGCCATTCCTAATCGTCCTAGAGTCATAGCACCCGCCGCTTTAACAGGTACTAAAACAGCCTTACCTAACTTCTCCATCTCTGCTTTAACTTCTGGAATATCAGCAAGATCTTGTACTTTACCTTTAACTGGTCCCATGCCTGATGGTAATCCACCTGTCTTAGAAGCAGCACCAGTCTGACCTCTAGTAAAGAAGTTGTTTATAGGTGCAATATTACCAGACGTGTTAGCAGGATACCCTGTATCTGGTCCATCAAATACCTTGCCAGTAAGAAGGTCTTGTTCCTTACCATGAAGAATGGTATTTGTTCCACCTCTTTCTTTCTCAGGTAACATAGGTGAAAGATCATTATCATATGCAGCTGCATCTTCTGCCTGATTCTCTCTTAGAACCGCACGAACATCTTCATTAACACCAGCAACTCTATCTGTACCAGATCCAAGAGCAAGTGGAATATCACGTTGCTCTGTTTGTGTCTCTGCTAGACTTGCTTCCTTCTGATCCTCTGATCTTCTGATAAGATCATTCTGAGTTCTTATCTCATTGATGATAGCATCTAATTTATCTTCTAACGTATCACCAACATTTTCTAACTGATCCTGTGTAACAGTAAGTCCCTCCTGTGCAGAGAACATTCCTTCCTTAATGGCATCATTATCAGTATTAAGGACATTCATAGTACCACTAAGTGACTGCCCCACTTCACTTACAAACTTACCTAATTTCTCATCATGAACCTTAATGCCACCTGTTGTATTTCTAATGCCACCAGGCGTAACATTAATCATCTTACCGAGAATAGTATCATTCGGTACTACCTCAGGGTTTATACCACCACCTCCATCAGAAGGACTACTACCACCACCTTCACCAGAAGGACTACTACTACCACCACCACCAAAACCACCACCAAATGATGCTGCTAATGGTCCTCCAAGCATTCTACTACTTGCATTATAATCAAATCCAGCACGGAATCTAGATCCAACAGTGCCAAGAGGATCTCTTCTTTTTGGTGGGGTTTTTTCAAATCTACCCCTAGTTCTAGCAACTGCATCCCCACCAAACCTACTACCTAATGCTCTTCTGAAAAAATATCCTCTACCTATCCCTGCTTCTTCTAATGATGTGTCACCAGCCTCTGCCATTGCAGATGCATAGGCACGTTCATCTGCTGCCATGTTAGCAGATTGGTTTACACGACTCCCAATTTGTTTTGCTATAGACCAAGTAAGGTCACCAGACCAAGTTTTTTGAAGTCCTGCCATCTTATGCTATTCCTAAAGACATGAAACGATAACGAGTCACAAAGTCATCTCCACCTGAAGATGACTTAGGCATAACAAGGGGAGTACTAGACACCTCCATATTAGTTAGATAAACTATAGGTTGAGCAGGTTCTTGATCTTCAATTTCATCTATAGATGCACTAGCAATTTGAACCTGTTGTGATTTCATAGCAATATCAGTTGGTGGTGATAATGATGCCAACACAGAACCCCTATAGACACTGGAGGGCAATAGAGATGGTTTAGTAGCTTTTCTCACAATTTTTTCAATATTTCTAGACTCTTTATATTCAAGTTCAGATAGATCTCCACTTCCACCAAACTGGGCCCAACCAACATCAAATGCTGTTCCATCAGTGTCATCATTGTATGTCGGTTTTTTACCGTAAGGACCATAATGTCCTCCAGTAGGACTATGTTTTCCTACCCTACCATAACCCTCAAACTCAGTAACTTTATATTTACCTCTTCCACCTACAGTTTGTGCTTTTATTAAAGCCTCATATGCCTTTACAGCTGTTTCACGACTATTAAAAGAGAAGTGATCATGTGCTAACTTGTACCCATCGTTTCCCCACCAATTGTTACCATGTCCTCCAGATGGATCAAAATCAGGACGATTTGGATCTCCATGCAGATATAATAATACACCTTTCTCTGCGTTTGCTGCCTGTGGGGTTAGTCCATTTTGCTTTTGCTGCTGCTTAAGCAGCAGCTGCTGCTTCACATAATCTTTCTCTGCTTGGACTGCATCGGGCCCTGTTTGGATGTGCCACGCACCCTTCCCATCTTTATCAATTTTATATTTCTTCCATATAACCTTTACACCACCACCTCTAGCATTTTTGGTAACTTTTTTTATCTGACCTTCAACTGGTTCAACAGCAGGAGAAGAAGAAGAAGGATCAACAACAGGATCAGAAGGACTCCTACTGATAGGTTGAACAGCTGTAGTATCACCACCCTTGGTAATCGTTCCATTAGTTGCTGAAGGTGTAGATGATAATATCAAATACTTAGCATATGGTGATGGATCTAATGGGCTCGCCGGGCCACTCTCTTTATTATTAGCCTCCCAATGCAG